ATCGTCGCGGCCCCCGGGGCCACCGGCACCGCGTCGCGGTCCGTGAAGGTCTCGTCGCTCGCCGGGGCCCGGGCCGCCGCCGCGGCCGCGGTCGCCCGAATGAGGATCAACGCCGGCTGACAAGGGGACCACGATGCCCACGCTGACCCACAACGGCTCGGTTCAATACCGCTCGGTCTTCGTCGACGGGGATCTGACCCTGTCGCGCGAGGCCACGCTCCGGACCGACCTGGTCAACGGCACGGCCTCGGGCCAGGCCAACGGCTACTGGTCCGGGACGCTCACGCTGAACGCCGCCGGAGTGGTGACGCTCGACCTCCGCGGCCTGGAGTCGCTGATCCTCGGGGCCTACGCCTACACCGGCTTTTCTGCGGTCAAGCAACTCCTGATCCGGAACACGTCGCCCGGCGCCACGCTGACCGTGGACCAGGGCGGCACGAACGGCTGGACGCAGGTCACGGCCTACCGGGTCGGGGCGAGCGGCGTCGCGGTCCACTACGCCCCGGTCGCAGGCCTGCCCACGACGACCACGTCGAAGACGCTCCGCGTCACGAACAACGCGACCGCGGTCGTCACCTCCGGCAACACCACGAACGGCTCGACCGCGGTCACCGGGATCTCGTCCACGGCCAGCCTCGCTGTCGGGATGGCCGTGTCGGGGACCGGCATCCCGGCCGGGACGACCGTCGCCGAGATCACGAGCGGCACGGCCGTCGTCCTCTCGGCCGCGGCCACCGCCACCGGCTCGGCCGTCTCGCTCACCTACCAGTGGGTCGCTCTCGTCGATGTCGTCGTCGTGGGGGTCCTCGCGTGACCAGCACCTGCCCCACCTGCGGCGGTCGCTGCCGCGTCGAGTCGAGCAAGCGGGCCGGCGACCGCCAGGTCCGATACGTCGAATGCCAGACCTGCCGGCAACGTCGCCGCCAGGTCGTCCCCGCCAACGCCGTCTGGAGAAGGAAACGATGACGACCGCCGCCGCCGCAACCGCCGCCGCCGATCAGGAGAAGGGTCTCCTCGACCAGGTCTACGCGTTCATCCAGACCGCGAAGGCCCGGGCCGCCGACGGCCTGACGTGGGGCGAGTTCGGCGAGCTGCTGCTCGCCCTGCTCCGTCTCGTCGTTCCGTTCCTCGACAACGTCAAGACGATGACGGGCCCCGAGAAAAAGGCCTTCGCCCTCGACGCCGTGGGCCGGCTGTTCGACGCGGTGGCCGACTTCGCGATCCCGACCACCGTCTACCCGCTCTGGATCCTCGTCCGGCCCGCCGTGCGGACGCTGGTCCTGGCGATCGCCGGCGGCGTCCTCGAGCAGTACCTCTCCGTTTTCCGCGGGAAGTGATCCGATGCCGATCCCGCTCGTCGACCAGATCCGGACGCTCCACGCGTGGTCGCCGCTCCTCGGCTACCTGCGGCGGATCTCGAACACGCTCGACGCCCGGGAGCGGGCCGTGGTCCTCGGCGACCTAGCCGAGTGGCTCGCGGAGAATACGAACACAAAGTTCGACGACCGGCTCGCCTCGCGGGTCGCCGCTGTCCTGAAGACACCCGAAGGAGTCGAGCTGGTCCGAGAGTTCGTCGCCATCGCTGACCAGATCGCCGACACCATGCCACAGGAGACCGACTCGTGATCCAGTACGCCCAGTACGCCGTGGGAATCGCCCTCGTCGCCTACGCCCTCTACCTCGCGGTCCAGAAGGCCCGCGGCGTCCTCGCCTCCGGCACCGGGCCGAAGATCCCGCCCCCGCCCGACGATGACGTTCGGATCGTGAGCGATCTTGCGACCCGGCTCCGGGCCCAGGGAAAGACTCCGGCCGTCAAGCTCTCGCTCGACTTGATCGCCGAACTCCTGAAGCCCGAGGAGCCGCGGGCATGAGGACGCTCCTTCTTCTCGCCGCCGGCCTGGTCCTCCTCGCGGGGCCGCTGCCGACGATCCCGTGGACCGTGCCGATCTTGACGCCGCCCGTCGCGACCGCGGCGGTCTACGTCTACGAGAAGGACGCGTCTGCCGTGCCGGTCGGCGTGACCGTGGGCCTGAACAAACTGAACCGCGACCGCGGCATCGTCGCGACCCTGCTCGAGGCCGACACGGTCGACGGCACGGGCGAGATCCCCGACCAGTATCGCGAGGCCCTCGCGGCCGCGACGGCTTCGGGCCTGCCGGCCTTCGTCGTCCTGTCGGGTTCGACGGTCCTGTCGGTGACCCCGGCCCCGGCTGACGCTGACGAGATCGCGAGGGCCGTCCCATGATCGACCCGAAGCTGATCGACCACTTCCCGGACGAACACGACGGCTACCCGGACCACCTCGCGGCCGAGGACACCGACGACGTTCTCCGGGATGCGTGCGGCGACGCGGCCCGCGAGTTCCCCGACTCGCTCTGGATCGAGCCGCGCGACTGGGCCGACGCGGCACGGGATAACGACCGGTACGACACCTGGCCGATCAACTTCATCGACCGCTACACGAACCAGAACCCGACCCACGAGTGCACCTGCCACTCACTGCGGGCGAACATGGAAGCGGCCCGCAACCGCGCTCGGTCGGTGATCTTCGAGGACGGACCGAAGAAGGCCTACCGCTACGGTGAGTCGTCGCTTTTCGGCTCGGTGTGGCTCTCGCCGCTCTCCGTCTACGCCGAGGCGAACCCCGGCCGCTGGGGCGGGGCGAACGTCCGGGCGGTCCTGGAGATCGCGGTCCGACGCGGGATGCTCCCCGACACGATCCAGCCGGCCGAGTATTTCCTTCCCCACGCGCTCACCGGCACGAGCGGCGAGGGCAACTCGAACCAGTCCGGCGGGCCGTGGGTCCCGGTCTCGCGGTTCCCGGATGGCTGGCAGGAAACGGCCCGCCACTTCAGGCCGCGCGAGGTGATCTTCCCCAAGGGCTACGAGGAGGCCGTCTGCTGCGTCCTCCGCGGCCTGGTCGTGAGCGTGGGCCGCCGCGGCCACGCGGTCCCATGGGCTCGCTGGATCGCCGATCAACGGCTCATGGCCTACCCCGACTCCTACAACGTCACGCGCTACGACTCCGAGCGGACCGCCCGGTCGGCGTGGCGCGGCTCGTTCGCGATCGCGTCCGTCACTCTCCCCGACGACTGGAGCCGGCCCGCCGGATGAATCATGCGGTCCATCATCGTCTCGCTGATCCTCGCGGCGTCGGCCCTCGCGGCTGACTGCGGCAACTGCCAGGGCACCCGCGTCGTCGGCAGGGGGCCGCTCTTCTTCCCGTGCCCGCGGTGCGAAGGGACCGGCACCACCGCCGACCTGCCGCCGCAAGGTGACAGAGTCGGCAGTTTTCCTGTCGAAGAACATGACAAGGTGACGAAGCCGGCACGGCCCGGCCGGGCCCGGCCGTCCGTCTGCCGAGTCGTCTCGCAGACCGGGGCCTCGCTCGAATGCGGGAGCGGCGTCCTGGTCCGCGTCTCGGGATCGTCGGCCCTGGTCCTCACGGCCTACCATGTCGTCCGGGCCAACCGCGGCACGCTTCAGGTCGCGTTCCCGTGCGGCACCGTCGGGCCCGCCCGGCTGGTCGCCTACGACCAGGACTGGGACCTCGCGGCCCTGGCCGTGCCCCGGCCCGACGCCGAGCCGGCAACGATCGCCGCCCAGGCCCCCCGGCTCGGCGACCGGCTGACGATCGCCGGCTACGGCCCGGCCGGGGTCTACCGCGAGCTGGACGGCTCGGTCGTCGAGTTCGGCTCGCCGACGCGATCACACCCGGCCCAGTTCGTCGACATGACGGGCACCGCACGGCAGGGCGACTCGGGCGGTCCCATGTTCACGAAGGACGGGCAGCTCGCCGGCGTGCTGTTCGGCCAGGCCCGGGGGCGGACCGTCGGGTCCTGCTCGACGCGGCTCGCCCTGTTCCTGGCCGAGGCCGACCGGAAGGCCCCGGTCGCCACGCTCTGCGAGGTGAAACCGTGAGCGACCTCGAGCGCGCCCGCGAGGATGTCTGGCAGGCCCTGGGCAACCGGCCGCTGCGGCGGTCGATGCTCGGCCGCGAGCGGTGCGACGCGCTCGTCCGCGTGGCCCTCTCGCAACTCGACGCCGTCGAGGGCGAGCTCGCCGCCGGCTGGTGCGACCACCAC